CCTTCATACTATCAATTCTATCCACAGATGCATCAGTTGTCAAGTCTATTGGCATTCCGGTTATAGCGCATTTTCCATCTTGTCTAAGATACATATCATATAAATATTTTGCATCTATATTTGAATCCAATATAAATCATTCTGTAGTACCCGGTGCTTTGTATTTACCAATTGTAAAATTTGGCATAGTATATTCGTCAACTACAGCATTCATACCTTTTAACTCAATATCATGTTTAATTTGTTCACACTTGGTCATATATGTATCTTTGGAACACAGTTGGCCGTCTCTATATTCTAATATTGGCAAAATGTGACTATTTTCAAATGTTGTTTTGCCAAAATGACATAACTTATTACATTTCCATGTTTTACTCAACCTTGGAACCTTAGTATTTTTAATTGTTTCAAATTTACGACGAATCATATCTTCTGTTTTAGGCAGATCAGATTTGTCATAACATATGCTAAATGCTCCGCCATCATTAATAAAATTAATCGTAAAAATAATATGTTCCATATTAGGATACAACGCACTGACAGCATAATGATATATTCTTAATTGAGGATCGTTTTGCAGCTTACTTAGCGTTTTTTCTTCGCCTGTAGCCCAATCTAATCGTCTACCAGTTTTCCAGTCTATAATCTCTATCGTCTCATCATTCACTTTAGTAATTAAATCAATTGTTCCTTTAATAGCCAATTTACCCTCTAACAATCCCTCTTTGGCCATATACTTATATTCTGCCCAAGGTTTATCAATCAGAATATCAAAGTGTTGTTCTGGTTGTAGGATGGTTCGGTTTCTAGGATCAAAGTTGGCATTGTGGTCTGTGATCGCTTTATTGACCCATAGCCGACAGTCTTTTAAATCTTTTGGTTGCCATTCGTGGTGTTTAAACTGAGATGTATAATAGGCGTAAACCTGTTCAGTAATATGATCAAGATTGTACTTTTTCAGATCAACTTCGCCCACAATGTCATCAATATAGGTCTTATCTTTATTTTGATGTCCTAATTGGATATAGGCTAATATTTCTAATACTTTATGACAGATAGTTCCTTTGTCAGCTTTTTTATTAGACGGTGAACGTATGCCTAGTACATACTCTAAAAAATATTGTTGTTCGCACATAGAGTGCGTACCATAAGAACTACTGCGTAAATATGTAATTATAATGGTAACACCCCCTTAGTTTGTAAAAATTCAATAATAGCTTTATTTTGTTCTTCTATAGAGATAGTGGTATTGTCTACTACTAAATCAAAATTATTATAATTATATTGATCAGGATCTAAAGCAACTTCACTTTCATGATCAGAATTGAATGGATTTCGCATAAGCTTGATAATAATACCACCAGCATCTTTAATAGCCTTAACCTCATTAGGAAATCTACAATCCGCTATAATGGCTAGATCTGGTTGTTCTAGTTGAATTTTATGAATGGTCGCATCGGCCCACACATTATTCTGCATCTGTCGGAAAATATTTGTTCCAACAAATTGCATTACTTCCCTTGCTGTCATCTGCTTATTATTCCAATGGCAGTTTACTAATTCATTTTTTTGTTCATCAGAACCATAACACTGATCATAACTCATACCTAAAATATTAATACATATATCTTTTTTAAGAGGATCAGCAAAATTATATATCTTGGAATTATTATAAGGATACAATGTGTCATTACCGTATTTTAATACGGCTTCTGAACATGTGGTCTTGCCAGACTGTTTGCGACCAGCAAAAGCTATGATTTTAGTCATTTGATACTTTCTAAATAATTAGTAATTTCTGTTTGAATTTCTTCTTTAGACATTTCGCCAACATCTGACTTGGTAATTTTTGGTATAAAAACTCTATAAGTATTTTGACACTTTTGTTTAATTTGTGCAGCAGCTTTATGTCCAGCCTCATCATTATCTGTTAGTACGACTAAGTTCATAGCACCAGAAGAATCCAATAAAATCTTTTGTCTATCACTTAAAGACGAGCCAAAAATTGCTACGCTATTATGTATTCCGTTTTCTTCTAATCTCCAAACATTACCTGGACTTTCTACTATAATAGCAGTATGACTCTTTAAAATAAAGTCTTTGGCGAACCAGAAATTGTACAAATGACTTTGGCTCTTAAAATCTGCATTATGTTTCCATTTGGGGAATTTCCAAACATCATTTACAGAAGGACATTGATGTTCTGGATTATGATAACCCTTGCAACTAGTACATTTTTCATAAATACTACGACCAGTACATCCTACCATATATTTATAATCATTATCATATATGGGTACAACAACTCTGTCACTCATTTCTTTTCCAGATTTATCACATAATCCTACATCATATTTAGACAATACTTCTTTAGAATAATTTCTAGATAAATAATATTGTGCTGGAATAATTAGTGATTTAACAATTTGTGCTCTAGTAATGTGTGACGTGGTTTTTTGTGGTTCTTTATTTAGATAATTAACAACATTAGTGAACTGCTTCTTTTCTCGTTCTGTTTTGGAAATTTTGATATTGCTCAAATCTTTTTTAATGAAAGCTAAGGCATATTCTACCGCCTCATTAAATGAGCACATATCATCACCAGCTTTACTCCAACCATATTTTTGGTTAGATATAATGCCGCGAATCAAACCAATGATAGAACCTTTAAATGTTTTCTCACAATTGTGAGTTCTACATTTCCAGTTACCTCTGTATGTATCTCCTTCTGGATAGAGATTTAATGCTGAGATATTATCTCCACCATGTATGGGACACGACATCACTATCATCTTTGAATGTGTTTTGTAGTCATCAATACCAAAACCATCCAACAACGACTCGATATTATCGCATACTTCGTCACAAATAATTTTAAGTTTTAACTGATCATTCAAATGGGATTTGGTTTTCGTCATCGTCTTCATCTATTATAAAGCCTTCTTCGGTAGATTTTGTATTGTGTTTGATTTCTAAATGTGTTTTACCTTCTGTAATTTTAGCACACCAGCCTTTCATATGACAATTAATATAGTCATTATCATCCAAACCGCCGCCGTGTCTACTGATTAGTGGAATAAGTTTTCTGTTGCCACCATCAGGACCATCTTCGGCCATTTCTTCATCACTCTTTCTTTTAAAGATACTAAAATTACTACATAGCCAAATAATTCTATCCGAACCACTGGCAGAGTCTGTACTCTCTTTTGTGATACCATCTCTGTTTAATTGAATAAATGCTATTATTGGCACTTTATACCTAACAGCAAAATTATGCAAACTGGTCATCATAAAACCTAAAACTTGATATTCTTTTAAGTCTTGACTAATGCCAGCGCTATCCATAAGCTTTAAATAATCATAAAAAATCACACAATCTTTTGCTGTACCATCATCATTTAATCCGACATCCTTAACTAACCAACGTCTCATAATTGCTAATTGATCTTCAAATGGTTTACCAGCAATACTCTTATGATACAACTTCATTGATTTGAGTTCTTCTGCTGCTTTTAAGATCTTATTCTTTTTGTCTGGCGAGTCAGCAAAACGCCCTGTTTCTATTGTGTTAATCTCTATTTCTGTAATCATACCAAGAATACGATTGATATGATCTTCCTTATTCATTTCTGTATCCATATTTAAAACAGGAATACCTAGCTTGGCTATATTTCTTCCCATATTATCAGATAATAAAGTTTTACCTGTTTTGGGTCTGGCACCAATAACATTAATGGTACCTTTTCTTAATCCACCACCTATAGCCTGATCATATATAGGAAATCCTGTTGGTATGCCTACTTGATCTACTTTATTTTCTTCTAGATTTTTTACATAGTCATCAATAGTGGATCCCATAATTTCTGGACCACTATCAGTATCATTGAGCAGACTAGTGAAATTGAATATACTATCTTCGGCCAGTCCAATAATTGACGAGATTGGTTCTGATCCAGTAACTTCTAATATTTTATCCTGGGTTAATTCTAGTTGCTTTCTTAAAAGTCTAGCAATTTCTAGTTTTCTAATTTTAGCAGCAAACTTACGAACATTATCTAGACTAACAGGAAAATCCATAATAGCCTTAAGATGTTGAGTTTCTTCTTTTTTGGAAAGAATATGAGAAACACCCAAGTCTTGTGCTACAGAATAAATAGAAGCAATATCTATTGACTTTTGATGACTTTCACAAATATGCTTAAGACATTTAAAGATAATAGTATTACTATCAACTGTAAAAGAAGATTCTTGTAAAATATCTGCAATATCTAAATATGCGTCCTCACCATATGTACAAATACCAGCCAAAATGGCACGTTCTGCTGCCGGATCACACAAAATCATCAGCCTGCTCCTGTTGAACACTTGTTACACTTATATCTTTCAGTACTCTCGACGAGCATGGGTGCAACTTTTTCTTTTTTTCCACATACTCTGCACTGGACTTTTATAAAGTCAAATGGCCTATTTCTGATAGAAGGTGGTGGTTTCTTAATTTTTTTATCTATTTCAGTATCTTCCTTACACATACTAAACTCAGCCATCTTATCAAACTTATTGATAGCTTTTTTCTTTTTAGGTTTAGTTGTTGGTACTGATGTCTTTTTCTTGACTGGTTTAATATGCACAGGTTCTTCTATATCATTATCAGATTCATCCTCGTCTACTAAACCCTTTTGTAGAATAGCTATTAAAGCTTTAATATCATCTTTATCAAGAGCCATGTTTCACCTTTGTTCTTTGTACAGATAACATAATATCAGATAGATTTTTAACGCTGTTAGCTAGATATGATAGTCTATCCATTCTCTGCTGGGCATATCTTTTAATCTTGCTCAATGTACTAGCCTTGTCATTATGCTTAATAGCTTGTAATGATTTTTCTACATAACCATAGCCCTTATAATTATTAATCTCATCAGCTATAGTTTCTTTAATATTTTCTTCTGCCCAATTAAATCGGGCAATTTCTCTATTTAGTGTTCGTTGTAAAAAGAAAGCATATTGGGCTAATCTCGCTGCTATTTGAGCACAATCTTCTGGACTAAGTTTTTCAATAGCATCTCTATTCATAGTAAAATAAATATTAAGTTCACCATCAGTAAAATTGTGGACTTCTGAATATTTTCCTAATCCAATAGATGTTTCATATTCGTCTAATATATCATCCCAATATTTTACTTCTTCTTTTGATGTTTTAAGCATTTGATATTCTTTCACTCCACTCTGTTTCTGATTCATTATATGCTAGGACAATATATTTAATATTATTACTTTCGCACCATTCTTGTTTTTCTTTATCTCTTTTTTGAGATTTTAAAAAGTTCAGCACATTATTATGATAAAATGGAATAAATTTATAATGTTGCTCTCCATGTACTTCGCAACATATCTTTTTTAGTGGTAGATAAAAATCTAAATATAGAGTTTCGCTTTTTCGTAAAGGTATTGGTACTTCTTCTAAAATCTGTAAAGTAGGAAATAATTCGGTAATAATACTTCTAGCTCGTAAATGATGAGATGATCTATTAGTAATCTTACCCTTAGCCATATTCCCGGTTAATAACCAGTTATGAGAGTGTCCATCTAAATCTTTAACTAGCATTTAATACCCATTGTTTCCTTGATAGAAGTTACTAGATCAATATATGCTGAATTATTTTCTAGTAAGTATTGTCTAACCTTTTCTGCTCCTTGAAACTTGGGTTTATCTGGTAGAGCAGTGATAGTATACCATGCTCCGCCTTTGTGAATAATACCCATATCAGATGCTAGTGTAATCGCCTCCATGTATTTGTCAATACCCTGTCCATAACGAATATAGCTAGTAATATTGCCTCCTGGTGGTCCTAATGCAGAACATATAACTTGCCAATCAATTTCTTGACCTATTTGGGTGCTATCTGCACTTAAAGTCCATGGTTTAAATGTTTTGGCTCTTAGTTTAATATCTGTTTGATAAGCAATAGCTTGCCCACTCTTCTCCTTAAATTCTGCACCATATCCTGTTGGATTGCCCATAAGATGGGTAATACCAATTACTATATTTTTATTTACAGGAATAACGTTTGCTACTTTACGACAAAACTTAGCTAATAGTTTAGCGCCATCTGCTCTTTGCATTTTATCCATTTCGCTTGTAATTTCTGCTTCTGTACATAATGCAGAATACGAGTCTATAATAACAATTGACCCTGGGATCTCATTAATAATTTTTTCTGCAATTTGCAAATATTCTTCGGCGTGTAGTATTTTACCCTGTTGACTACTAATAATATGAAATCTATCTAGATCTAATCCTGGTATACCTTCTAAGTCTCGTTTCTTCAATCTACCTTCAATGTTTAGGTAATACACTTCTCTAGGGCTTTTAAGAGTTCCTTGGTATTCTGGTCTTTGGGCAGTTGCGGCGAAATCTAATGATGTTGTGGTTTTACCACACTTCGGCTGGCCAGTTAATACTACAAAACTGCCTTCTGGTATTCCACCATTCAGTACAATATCTAATGATGGACTAACTGGTATGGTAATACTCTTCTTATCCATCAAAGCATTGCCACTAAGGATAATATCATCACCAAAATTTTTAGTCACATCTTCTTTAAGACTCATTATCTAAATCCTTCAATTTGGAAATTATGTTAGTTTTATTAATCTTCTTTTCACCAAATATAACATCTTCTGGCCTATTTAATTGTAAGGACAGAGTTTGGTTTTCGTTTTTTAATTTTTGTTCTTCGTCCTCTATGATAGGTATGAGGAATGGTGCTCGCAGGGAATAGATTTTTTCTGCTTTAGGATTTGATAGTCCTCTTACGATGGCAGTATCAGAGTACTTTTGTAAGAGTTTATTAGCAGAAGCTATTTGTTCTCTATAAAATCTAGCCCATTCTTTATTAACCCAAAACCTATAATGTAAATCCTTTTTATTATACTTTGCTCTTTTTTCGCATATAATTTCGGTAATATACTGAGCAGCACTAACGGTCTTCCCGTTAGAATATTTAGAAGCATATTTTTTATGAGACATTAAAGCTTAGTTATCTCTTGGTCTGTAAATATACTTAGCAGTACGCTCTTTGTTTTTGGTGTCCATATTTTTAATAAATTCATCTGATAGTTGAGCCGCTGCTTCTGTCATAATGCTTACATTATTATTTTTCTTAGCTGATGTTTGTCTAATCATCAACTCTTTAGTTTTATCAGTTTTAGTCTTGGATATCTTAGTTTTAGTACCAATAATGTCTTGTACGTTCTTTAGTGGAATTTTTAATTCAGCAGCAATATCCTCTGGTGTTTTCTTAGCATAATTAAAAAGATATCTGATTGCATATTCTTTGGTTTTAGTAATCTTAGCCATTAGTTTAGTTCCCTTTCAGCATTATTTAACCATGCCATATTTTTAGTAGATAAAAAGTTAGTATAAAAATCAAATACTCTTTGATTTACTTCTTTAAATTCAAATTCTTTACGTCCTATCTTAGATAGAAATTTTGTATTTTTGCCTTCACTAAACATACCAATAGGATTATAAATTTTTCCATAGGTTCCAACTTTAATATAGTATCTGGTTGGCTTCTTGTCCGATGTAGAGGTTTTTGCTACAACTTTATTGGTTTCTTCATTAGATC